GACATAACCTTCATCGATAGTTTCATGTTAAACTAATGGAATATGATGATCCAAAAACAGCCGATCCTATTTCTGGGGTTGAACACCTTGCTGATTTAGAGCGTATCATGTCTCTCTTTGAAGAGATTTGGCCCAAGATATTATTCTTTGATCCCGATGTTAAACCCCATTACAATCTCATGCAAAATGTCTATGCCCAAGGCATGATCAATACACTTGAAGTGGTAAGGGAAAGACTGGAGTTAACAACAGATGTCACTGTCCACTAGAGTCACTTACGTACTTAGACCGGGAGCCTACAAGGTGAGATGGAGATTGATAGAGCATATAAATGCACTCGATCTAGATGGGGATACCCCATATGAGGTGGTTGTACGCCCCTATAAGTCTAACCGTAGCATGGAACAGAACAATCTGTTACACTCGTGGCTACGAGAAATAGCACAAGAGACTGGTCATACAGTGGAAGAGATCAAAGACTACGTGTGTTCTGAATATCTGGGTAGCCGTGAGTACCTTGGTATTAATGGAACTCCTAAGCGTAGGTTGGTTACGACTTCTGAATTGTCAGTGGAAGAAATGTCAGCCTTAATAGAAAGGGTGGCTCAACTAGGCGCAGAGCAAGGCGTACAACTACCGGAGTTAAAGTATGGATGAAGAGGAAGCATATGAAGATGATCAGCAGAGGTTCGAGGCTGAAGTTCAACAGTGGCAACAACAACACGAGGACGAACAGATGTTAACGCGAAAAGATTTTCTAAATGAGTTAGTAAAGAAGAACCATTTGGTAGTGGAAGAGGACATCTTCTCCATCCCACTAGGCGGGAAGAAGGTTCCCATCATCACACGTACTGGAATAGAAAAGATTCAGTACATGAACAGGATCATTGTAAAATTTGAAGACAAGGTACTGACGCCTGATTATGCGGTTATAAAGGCGATAGCAACCATCGAGCCAGTCGATGATATGTATGTCGGAGCAACCATTGAGACTTATTCAAGCGCCAAGTATGGGAAGAAGCCCGATGGCAACACAACTTTTTCTTACGTTGCAGAGATAGCAGAGAAACGTGCGCTCTCAAGGGCTGTCCTTAAAACCTGTGGTGCCTATCGATACGGTGTCTATGGTGAAGACGAGTCTGAAGACTTCAAAAGAAAACCATCCAATCGTACCGATTTTGCTGAGGATATACGTGGCCCAGACATTCAGAAGAAAGTAGCATGAGTCACTGGTATGACAAGGACGGTGCCCCCCACCATGAGGTTCAAGGCAAGGATGGTAACCTGCGTCCTACTACCTTGCGTGATGCCCGGAAGTATGGGTGGGTGCCGTCCGTGTCTTCCATCTGGAAAGATATGGTTGCCGCTCCGGGATTGGTAAGGTGGTCACAAGGGCTGCTGTTCGATACCATGTACCTTAACCCGCTTCATGGCCCAGAAACAGAACACGACTACAGAAAGAGAGTGTTCGATATCCACAAGACAGAGAGCCTGAAGGCGGCAGAGCGCGGCACTCTGATCCATGGGATACTGGAGAACTATTTTGTCAACGGGGTAGGCGCACCCGGATACGGTTCGCTCATCAAAGGGACTGAGGCCAAACTGCTAGAGATATGTGGTAAGCAAGACTGGAAGATAGAGCAGTCGTTTGCCCATCCTTTAGGATTTGGTGGTCAGATTGATATGTACTCTGATGAGTGGGTAGTAGATTGGAAGACCAAAGAATTAGATGATGGTAAGAAGCCAGATATGTATGACTCGTATAGTATACAATTGGCGGCTTACGATTATGGAATAGGGGGTGGTAGAAAACTACTCAACCTATTCATATCAGTTACTTCCCCCGGCTACGTGTACGCACACCAGTGGGAAGAAAAAGAGAGGCTGTTTAATATGTTCGCTACAGCCTTAGACCTATGGAAATTAATCAAGAGGTACGATCCTTAATGGCTAGTGTAAACAAAGCAATACTGGTGGGTCATGTTGGTAAAGACCCAGACATAAGAGCAACGAGTTCAGGTGACACCGTAGCATCGTTCTCGTTAGCAACCAACACCGGGTATGGTGAAAACAAAACGACTGATTGGCACAACGTGTCAGTCTTCGGTAAGTCTGCTGACTTCGTCAGGAACTACGTAAAGAAGGGTGCTCAGGTGTACGTTGAAGGAAGTATCCGCAACCGTAGTTATGTTGATAAGGGTGGCAACAAGAAGTACGTCACTGAGATCAAGGCATTTACTGTTCAAGCCCTTGGTCAGAAAGAACCTTCACCACAACAGTACGAGCCGGGTGCTGACGAAGGGCCAATACCGTTCTAATGAATCTATACCAACAGTTCATCCACAAATCTAGGTATGCTCGCTACCTAGAAGAAGAGCAACGTCGAGAAAACTGGGGCGAGACAGTTGACAGGTACATCAACTTCTTTGAGGAGAAGACTGATATGAACTTGTCAGACTTTAAGAACGCCATACTCAGGTATGATGTGATGCCCACAATGCGCTGTCTGATGGTCGCCGGGAAGGCATTAGACCGTGACAACGCCGCAGGATTTAATTGTTCGTACATCCCTATCGATTCGCCACGTGCATTCGATGAGATCATGTACGTCCTCATGTGTGGTACTGGCGTGGGCTTCAGCGTTGAGAGACAGTGCATCAACCAGTTACCCGAAGTACCAGAAGAGTTGCACGACACCGATACTATAATCGTGGTGCGTGACTCAAAGATAGGGTGGGCAACTGCCCTTAGAGAACTAATCAGTCTGCTCTACAGTGGGCGAGTTCCCAAATGGGACTTGTCTCGTATCAGACCATCAGGTGCAAGGCTCAAGACGTTTGGTGGAAGAGCCAGTGGGCCTGATCCCTTGGATAAATTACTAAGACACGCGGTCAACATATTTACCCATGCCAAGGGACGCAAACTGAACAGCATAGAATGCCATGACCTCGTGTGCTACGAAGGGGAGGCGGTGGTGGTTGGTGGTGTTAGAAGATCAGCCACCATCTCCCTCTCCAACCTGACTGATGAACGTATGCGTCATGCCAAGTCAGGCCAGTGGTTCTTAGAGAATGCACAAAGGTCTATCGCTAATAACAGTGTGGCTTACACTGAGATGCCAGATACCGGAGCCTTCCTTAGAGAGTGGACTTCACTCTATGAAAGCCGTAGTGGTGAGCGTGGTATCTTCAATCGCCAAGCCGCAAAGGACATGGTGCCAGAGCGCAGGGATAGTAACCATGAGTTCGGCCTGAATCCTTGCGGAGAAATTCGCCTTCGGCCAAGAGAATTTTGCAACCTTTCAGAAATCGTGTGCCGTCCTAATGATACGGTGGCTACCCTTCGCAAGAAGGTAACACAGGCCACATGGATAGGCACTATACAGTCTACACTCACTGATTTTCGTTACCTCTCCACTCCTTGGAAGAAGAACACAGAGGAAGAGAGACTGCTTGGTGTGTCATTCACTGGCATAATGGATTGTCCCGTCCTGATGGGGGCAAGCGACAAGGAACTGCGTGGGTTAAGAGACCACGCCATAAAGGAGAATGCTCAGTGCGCTAAACTACTAGGCATCCCTGAGTCAGCGGCTATTACCTGCATCAAGCCCAGTGGTACGGTGAGTCAGTTAGTTGACTGTTCCAGTGGCATACATCCAAGGCACCATTCGACGTTCATTCGCCACGTTCGTAATGACAAGAAAGACCCCCTGTCTACCGCTCTGATAGAGGCGGGAGTTCCATACGTGGATGATCCCGGTAAGGAAGGACAGTGGGTGTTCTCTTTTCCTATGAAGTCACCAGATGAATCCATTACACGCCACAACATGAGTGCCCTAGAACATCTTGCCGTATGGAAGAGGTTTGCTCTTAACTGGTGTGAACACCAACCATCTATTACGGTGTCCATCAAAGAGCATGAGTGGGTGGAAGTTGGTGCGTGGGTATATGAGAACTTCAACATCCTCTCTGGTGTCAGTTTCCTACCGCACTCAGACGATGATCACTCTTACCAGTTAACACCTTATCAGGACTGTACTGCAAAGGAGTACAAAGCCTTAGAGAAGGTGATGCCAACGCACATAGAGTGGGACTCCATCAAGGAAGAGGAAGACCAGACTATAGCCAGTCAAGAGTATGCTTGTATGGCAGGTGAGTGTGAGATATGACTAAGAAATTTGATGATATAGATATTGATGAGATAGCCAACAGAAGGCATCAGTTGCACAAGAACCATGCTTCATCCAGACCACTATCAAAAGATTATGAGAAGGTGGGCTTGTCTGGAGAAGTTGCATTCTGGCACCTCACTGGGGTGAGGCCAGATTTTACCGATAGACCCAAGGGTGATAAAGGGATAGATTTTGTACTCGATGATGGCAGAACGGTAGATGTTAAGACAGCGAGGAAAGCGTTTAATCTAATCCACGAGGTGGGGAAACCATTCGCTGATATATATGTTCTTGCCCAATATAATGACGATACTATGAAAGCCACCCTGATTGGTTGGGAATACGGCAAAACTTTATCTAAAGCACCACAAAAAGATTTCGGTTATGGTATAACAAACCATTACATAAACAGAAATGAACTGAAAGACATGAAATTCTTACAGTTATGAACCTTTTAATTATTCCAGATGCCCATGCGGCACCTGACTATGACAATGAAAGATTTACGGCGGCGGGTCAGTTCGTTATGGATGAACGTCCTGAGTATGTGGTGTGCTTAGGGGATTGGGCTGACCTGCCGTCACTCTCATCTTACGATAAGGGAACGAGAGGGTTCGAGGGTAGGCGTTATCAGAAGGACGTAGCCAGTGCGGTAGATGCCCAAGAAAAGTTCTTCGCACCCATCAAGAAGTTCAACGAGCAGAAGCGCAAGAACAAGGAGAAGCAGTACAAACCTAAGTTAATCATGTGCCTTGGCAACCACGAGGACAGGATCACACGAGCCACCCAGTTCGCTCCCGAATTACATGGAGCCATAGGTATAGAGGACTTGCAGTACAAGAAATATGGGTGGAAAACGGTGGGCTTTAAATCCTACATAACCCTGTTTGGAATCACCTTTAGCCACTACTTCACGTCGGGCATAGCAGGACGTCCCATCAGCAGCCTCCACTTGGGCCACACGCTCGTTTCTAAGTTACATTGTTCGGCGGTGCAGGGTCACACCCATTTGTACAACCACGCGGAACACACGCGGCCTGATGGGCAAAAGATATTCGGCCTAAGTGCCGGGTGTTTCAGCCATCCAGACTACGCTGAGAGTTGGTGCCGTGATACCCAACACCAGTGGTGGAGAGGTATGATTGTCCTCAGAGAATTAGATGGCGAAGGGTATTACGATGAGATCAGGGCAATCACCCTTCGGAAACTTCTTCGGGATTATCAATGATCTCTCTGATAGAAACCACACACCC